TTTACGTTTAAGAGTTAAATCGCCTTTTCTAGTTGTGCGTCTTTTTCGGGTGGTAGTTTTTCTTTTAGTTTTTTTCCTTCCATTTTTTGCATTTCTAGCTCGTTTCATTTTAGCTCCCCATGCTTTGGCTTCTTTACTACCTTTTCTCATGTTACGCTAACCCCTAAAGAACGATAGTAAGACCTAGCTGCTGGGCTAAGACTCGGGACACTAGCAGAACTTCCATTAGACCAGGTGATAGTTGATGAACTTGGTGTTAAAACACCATTATTAGTCTCACCTTGATTCTGATTAACTGGACCAATTCCTGCTGCTGCTGAAACATCAGATGAATAAACTAAGTCTCTTAATGTAAAGAGAGGGTCAAATAATTTTGCCGATGAGCTCCCGATGGAACGTAATGACGCCCCTATTCCCTCACCTATTGCTGCAATACCTGAACCCGTTTCTTGTAACGCTGCACCGGTTCCAAGTGCTGAAGCTGGTCTGATTAGAGTATTGAGAAGAAATGCACCGACAAGACCTAAAGCTAAATAACTCGTTATCTTGCCAATAACCATATGTATCTAAAATAGGCATATTTATTAAGTCATTCTCTATTCTTAGAATGTAGAATGGCATTTAAACTAACAACAGGTAAAACAATTAACAAGATTCTAGCAGGTGCTGGAATCGCAGCACTAGGTACAGTAATTCTAGGTGCAGTATCACCAGGATTAGCACAGGGGACAATAGGTAAAGTCATACCAGCAGCAGCAGCTTTTGGTATTGGTGGAATTGAATCGGTCATAGGTGCAGCAGCCACAACAATCATTGGTGGTTCTAATGCCTCTTTTACTGGTGCGAATTCTATGGGCAACGTACAGGAGGATAGTCTATAATGGCAGTTCCACTGATGCGAAGTTATACTACAACAGGTGCAGCACTTAACGTATTCACACCATCAACAGATGATGTAACAGGTCTTACTATACAGCAATTAAACCGAAGCAATATTATCTTGGACGCCGTCAATAATCCAGACCCTCCAGGAGCAGCAGCATATCAAACAAACGTTCTGGTAAACGGAATCCAATCCGGAGTTTCTAACTTTTCGGTTGCTAGTTCTGCTGCCAGTTCTGGTAGAGTGGTTTTTGGACCAATCCCAGTTTCTGTAGGTGGTCAATCTGGAGGTAAACAATTATCTTTCTCATCAGGTCAAGTTGCCACAGGTGGTGGTATTGCAGCATATTCATTTTTAATGAAATATGCAAATCTTTTCTAAGGTGGCTTAAATGCCTCAAATTATTTTAGGTTACCGAGTTACGGTAAAACCAAATGATACAACAGCAGAAAGTACTTTTGTTTCTGATATTGTAGCAGCAGGTGCAGGAGCTACCACAATTCATTATCCTACATTATATCGAGCAATAGCAATTTCAGTAGCCATTAAAAATCAAGATGGAACGAACGCTTGTACCTTTTCAGTAAATGGTCAGCCTGCTATTTCATTAAGTGCAGGTTCAGACCAAAACATAAACGGACAAAATATTGTAAGTGTCCAGGTAACACCAGGAGCTGCAGGATCTACAGACCTATTAGCTCAAGTTACGCCAATGTATCTTTCAACAGAACAACAAAGATTTAGTAGAGAAAGAGGTTAATCATGGGATTTTCTGGTGGAGGGTCTAATATTCTTAAACCACATTCCCACAATGGGCTTACAGTCCAAGATGGTGGCGCACTTGACTTCAATAATATTACTCAGTCTCAATCTTCAGCAGGAATGGTTTTTTATTCTGATGGAACCCATTTACAACAATTAGCCTATCCAGGTTCTCCTGCAGGAGAAACACTAACTGCAGCAGCAGCCAGTTCAGCCCCTACATGGGCTGCAGGTGGTGGTGGTGGTTATTCTCATGTGGAAACATTTACTGCAACAGCATCTTCAACATTTACCTGTACCTTAGCAAGCGCTTTAGCTACAAGTGATTTTATCAGTTTACTTGGAGTATGGCGAGGAAAGTGGAACGCTTCTGGTGCAGATGCTGCTTTAGAATTACAAATCGCTACAGACCTTAACCAACCTATCACAACAAATCGTTATTCATGGGCAGGAAATATACTAACTACTTCCTCAACCTTTACCTCTGGAGTAGATGTGGATAATTTCACAGTTGGTGCATCTACTGATACGGATGCCAGTAGGGGAAGTATCTTTTTTGAGTTAACCGTTAATCCGGCTATAGGAACCACCACCTACCCAGCAATTTTTCTGAAGTGGTGGCAGGTTGGTACAAATGTCCAACAAAATTGGTGTTCCGGATTTGTTTACGAATCGTCAGCCATTACAGATATTGAAGGCTTCCATTTTACAAATTCAGCAGGTAACAACATCGATGCAGGAACCACATTAGATATTTTTAAAATAGCATCTTCATAATGTTAAAAAAAATAAAATTAAAAATTCAGATAGTGCTACTAAAAATTTTATGTGCTATCCTTTCTATCTTTGATAACGGTAAAAAATAATTATTTATTTTCTTCCTGCGTCAGCCACAAGTCTATTTCAGTTGCTAGTTTTTCTAGTTGTTTTTCTATATTGTTAACTCTATTTTCCCATTCATAGTGATCTTTGTCAATCAAAACTTGTTGTGATTTACACAGTTCATCTAGATTTTTTATCCACATGAATAATTGTTTCAAATCACTTTCGACTATATCCATCTTCATTTTAAATCACGTTTTTTTTAGAACATTCTAAACAAATATCATTAAGACAACCTTTAGACAAATAGACTTTACAGAATTTACATTTTTCACGGGGAATCATTTCAGTTGTCATGTTTCAATCTCCAATACTCTAGCTTGCTCTAATATACAAAAATTCAGAGTTTGGTTAAAGTCATCCAGATGCATCTTCTCCCTGACCTGTTCAAGTAGAGCCCATTGTGAGATGGAAAAGGTTAGTGTTTTATGTAATTTGTTAATGGATGGTGAAGACTTAACTTTATCAGCCTTAGATTCAACTCTTAACCTTTCAGCTCTCAAGTATGCTTTTTGTTCTTCATTATACTGTTCATATTTTGGAGTAACCATAGTTTCTATTCTAGGTACATAATAATAAGTGTACACATATACAGACTTTAGACACGTAGGTGAGAATTGGTTAACTCTCCCACCATCTAGCCCAATACAAGAACCCTTAGACGTCCTCCTAGGACTATGAATATTATGATACTCTCAAATAATCATTAGGTGGTATTAGGGTTGCTGTCATATTTTATGAGCTAGAGGCAGGTAATATTGACGTAGTATTGATGTTAGAAAGACTTAGAACTAGGTAATTTCATTAAAATTATGTGGAAATCGAAGTTTTATCTGCATCACTTATCCTGGTGGCGAGTGTATGTGGTGGTTTATGCGCTATTTTCATTGCACGCTCTAAGTCAACTGTCAATAAACATTCTAGGCAGCGCATCAAAGACTTTGAAAATGATATTCAGTATTTAGCAGAGAGTAAAAAACAAGAGGCTAAAGAATATCGACAAGAGATTTTACGGCTTAAATCAAGTGTTAACAGAATAAAAGATGGTGCTACAGTTTCAGATTCAGACATGAAGAACTCTGGTCTTGGTGAGGTTATCATGCAGTTGATACCAAAGAAGTATCAAAAGGCAGCATCCTTCCTGGTTCCACAGGTTGAAGAAGCAGTAAAAAGAGACCCTGCTATAGTTGAACGAATTTATGAAAAAATCAAATCTGCCAACACCAGTAATAAACAGACCGAACCTGGAAGTGAAGCTGAAGCAGTATCTAGCTTGTGATTTATGTGCTGATACTATTACAGGTAAACCTCATGGTATAGTTGGTACAGTAGATGCACAGTCTAGCTCAAACAAAATTGACCCTATCTATAACACAACTATTGATTGTCCAAAGTGTAAAGGCGAGAAATACATCTGGGTCTAATACCGTTATTGTTTAGAATAACGGTATTATTATACAAGGTCAAAACTAACTCTAGGCACAAAAGTTGTATTATTAGAATGTCCAAGCACTATCTGACGACTTTTTACGCCTAGTTCTATAGGCTGGTTTACGTTTAAGAGTTAAATCGCCTTTTCTAGTTGTGCGTCTTTTTCGGGTGGTAGTTTTTCTTTTAGTTTTTTTCCTTCCATTTTTTGCATTTCTAGCTCGTTTCATTTTAGCTCCCCATGCTTTGGCTTCTTTACTACCTTT